CCGTAATGATCCCAAAAAATGATTCTATAAAGAGCTTCTTCTTTCGTTAGAGGTGTGTTATAACCTTTCGATAAAACCCGTGTTTTGCTAAACATTTCATCAGTGATGACCTGTTGTGAATGTGTTTTAACATGATTAACCCACCTACTTCCAACCGCATCACTCATACCATCCTTACGTCTCCATAAAATTTTATCCGGGAGATATCCTGTAAAAGCCTTTCTCAAAATATGTTTTTCTAATTTATGTATTTTTAGTTTTTGATTCATGGACATACAAACTTCTATAAATTCTTTATCCAAAAATGGGACGATGAGATCAAGACCGTGGGCACCGGCGCAACGATCCGCTCGAAGTCCATCGAATTGGTGAATTAGCTTTAGGCGTCTCATGTTTTCGTGAGCAAACTCTTCAACATCTGGGGCGTTGTGAAAGTATAAATACCCTCCTAATATTTCATCCGCACCTTCACCGGAAAATATATACCTACAATTTGTATTCTCTTTTATATATTTACATAACATCCACATAGGTATACTCGCCCTAACGGTAGTCGTATCGTATGATTCTAGAGAACGAATAACATCCGACATATACTTAATACCATCATCAACCGTGAAAATGACTTCTGTATGGTCAGATCCTATATGTTTTGCAACAATTCTCGCGGATTCGAGATCTGGACTATCGTGTAGACCAATTGAAAATGTTTTAATTTTTCCAAGTTTTTTAGACGCAATCGATGCTATGAGACTACTATCCAAACCACCGGAAAGTAAAAATCCTACATCACGATCAGAGTGTTCCAATCTTTTATGTAAAGCTGATTCTAGAGTTTCTTTTACGATTTGACTAGAATCTGTGGTGAGATATTTATACACGTGCCAATATGTATTGTAATAGCAAATAAAACTATCCACGTACGAATCGTAGATATATCCAGGTGGAAATACATGTATTGTTGATTGTAAAAACTTCAGAGCTTTGACCTCACTCGCGAAAGCTATAGATCCTTTATCATATCGAGTGTAAAACAGAGGTCTTACACCTACGGGATCTCTAGCGGCCATGACACGCTTTCCATTCGTATAGACGAATGCAAAATCCCCTTGCATGATATCAACGGTTCTAATTATTCCAACTGATTCGATCATAGGTAACAGAACTTCACAATCACTCTCACTCTTTTCATCACCTGTTGTAAAATCGTTATAATTGTATATTTCTCCATTACATACTAGCATGGATTTGTTATGTCTAAAAGGTTGCATACCATTTTTAGATAAATCCTTTATAGAAAGCCTATAAAAATCCATACGACATTTACCCATAACATCTGACTTATAATCATCCGGACCCCTATGTGTCAGTAAATCTACGGGGACCTCTACTTCTTCCCCGTATAAAGCTAGAATTCCACACATGAATATACTTACCTCATATCCTTAAACTGATTAAAGGTAAACGCAGCATAATTTATAATGATTGTGGATTGTTTTACATTTTATAACGAACTTGACATTTTGAAAAAAAGATTAAAATATCTCTCTCCAGTTGTGGATAAATTTGTACTGGTAGAATCTACAAAAACATTTAGAGGTAATTCTAAAGAATTATTTTATGAACAAAATAAAAAAGATTTTGATGAATGGAAAGATAAAATTATACACGTAATTGTTGAAGATAATCCGGATGATAAAAACCCGTGGATAAGAGAGGCTCATCAAAGAAATTGTATAACACGAGGACTCACCGAACTTTCGGTAGAAGATCTTGTTATGATTTCAGATGTAGATGAAGTTCCCAAAACTGAAATCATTAGAAAACTTCATAAATCGTTGGACACTATAAGTTTACATATGATTACATTTAATTATTCTATCGAATATTTTCAAACATTTGAAAAATGGTTCGGAACTGTTATATCTACAAAGAAAAACGTAGTTGATAAAACTCCCCAATATCTCAGAGATAATAGATGGAAATTTTCACATGTAGAATTTGGTGGATGGCACTTCACCTCATTCGGTGATGTAGATTTTGTATCTAATAAAATTCATAATTTTTCCCATTGTAATGACGACGATGTAGACGAAAATATGACTGAAACGTATATGAAAGAAAAATTATCACATAACGGTAAATTTAAATTAACACCTTCACCACCAGAACTTATAGCATCTTTACCAGATATTTTCAGATAAATAACTTAAAAGATCTAACAGCATTTACATATATGCACCCCACACAACTTTATGTGGATATTTGTAAACGTCTCAAAACGTACTTTAAACCTTTTAAAACAAATTTGAAAAAGGTTAGATTTGGACCACATGGGGATGGTGGATACGTAGCTGTAGATATGAAAGAATACGACGCTTTGTATAGTTATGGTTCAAACGATGAAATTGAATTTGAAAAAACCTTTTACGAAAAATACAAAAAGCCATGTTATGTTTACGACCACACTATAAAAGAGATAACTGATAAACCTAATTATGTACACTTTTATAGAGAGGGTGTTTCATCTAAAAAGGAGGAAAATTTAAATACTATTGATGCACATATAGAAAATAATGGACACACTGAAAATACTAATTTATTTGCACAGATAGATGTAGAGGGAGCTGAATGGGATTCGCTCATAGCATCTAAATATCTTAAAAATTTTTCACAGATGATCATAGAGTTTCATTTATTTGGAAATCTTCTATCGTACGATAAAAAGATAGATGAACTTTATCAACATCTAAATAAGCATTTCATATGTGTACATGTTCACGGGAATAATTATCCATTGGTTCCTTGGATAGATAATAATTTTCCCATGGTGTTTGAAGTCACATATATTCGTAGGGATTTGGTAAATACTATAGAACCTGAAACTGAACCGTTTCCAATCAAGGGGCTCGACTATCCAAATTATATAGGTCGTCCAGACATGCATATAGATTATTATATCACATAATCCCTGGAACCATTTTGATCTTATTCACGTAGTATATATAACCACCTACTAGAGCTGCGAGTGCCAATAAAATATAATTAAATGATATCTTTTTACGTTTTTTCTCAGTTTCCTTTATAATCTTTTCAGCTTCTTCTTTAGTCGGGAGTCTTTCCACGCTCTGATGTAATTTTTCAATCTTACCTATGAGAGCGTGTATAGCTTCTAAAATCTGCGCTTCTTTGGAAACGGGTGTTTCTTTATGGTCAACGGTTGTGACTTCTAATATCATGTGCCACTTCGTAGCTGGGTTTAGATTTACATAATCCCCGTCATCCTGTTCTTCGAATATTTCAAAGTCTAATTTTTGTATAGACATGGGGTTGAAATAATTTGTTTTTCTGTTGAAGCTTTTCCATTGTTTATCTCGTAAAACAATACCATCCGTTCCGTTAAAGTGTCTCTCCAAAGGTACACGTGCAAAAATATGTCCGTGGCGTTCATCGAGCATTTGCGCAACTTGAGGTATATTTGGACACAAAATATCTACATGTTTTGCTATGTTAGTGTTTAGGTCAGTCGTGGTGGCTCCAACCTGTGTTATGTAAAAATCTACCATCTTTACACCTAACACACGACTGAAATCTTCCACGTGTGTATTTGAAGTTAGTGATAGATCTAGCGAAAATGTATTATTAGTTCCATTTACATAGTTGGAATCAACTACTATGTATTGAACTTTTTTAGGTATATCGTGGATCGACACCATTCTAATATTCTCACAGAAATAAAATTCACCTAAGTTGCGACGATGTTTGTATTTTTATCAAGTAAAAATGGAATTCTGTGTACCGTGTATATCTCCCATGACCCAATTAGATGAATATATCAAGGATAATTTATTTGCTGATGAACTGCGAAAGATGTTCCAAGATATTGCCAACGAGAACGATAAGTTGCGAGGGGAGATTAGCGAACTCAAGAAAAAGGGAAAAGTTGCAAAAGTAAAGGTTGAGAAAATCAGGTGCCCGTGTCAAACGGCTAAGGGGGAACAGTGTAAAAAGTTTTGCGCAGAAGGTTTGCAGACGTGTAAAGTCCATGCGCGTCCTCCCAAACCCGCTAAACAGCCAAAGCCTCCAAGAGTGAAGAGACCTGCGTGTACAGGGATCAATATAAGGGGTAATCCATGTCGCAATAAATGTATCGAAGGTGAAACATTTTGTGAGAAGCACGATCCTTCCAAACCTCCGACGACTAAAAAAACAAAACGTCCCAAAAAGAGAGATGTCCCCGTTCATAATCATGCCCCGGGAGAGACTCCGTCAGAACCCTGTACACTTTGTCAAACGCACGGTGATATATTCGATCCTAATATCGTCAAAGTAGAGTTTATGGAATCTCAAGGAGATGATGGATTGATGCTAAAAGATAGAATTTAAAACCTTAGTGGATATAAATTGTAATGAAAATAAAAGAAATGTCAGCTATTCGAAGATTAAACGTTTTACAAAATCATTTTAGAAATTTTTCTCCTTTAGCTTTATCCGAGCAAGTATTATTCAAAAATAAAGCTCCTAAAACTTTAGAAATTTTTCCGGAAATTCCTAAAAGATTCTCTATTCATTTGGATATCAATCATGATAACAAGTTAATTGAATTTGAAACTGAGAATATGTCTGTACACGACAAAATTAACGTCTACCTAAAATATAAGGACCATGTGAGACAGACATATCCAAATTATATTGTCAAGGAACGACATGAATAATACCTAAGTCTAGTGAATGTTTCATATATTTTATGAAAAATGAAATATTGTACCGTGACGAGTTCTATGTCTAAGAAATCTGTTGAGGTGGATAGCACGAATCATATGTGCGCGGAGAGGCAGTTAATACGAAGGTTATATAGGGAATGTATACGAAAGGGGTACAAGCCACACCAGTTTTCTGATTGGGTTCACCGAAAGTATGGACACCTCATAATATCTAGAAATACAACGTATGGTGCGGGTATATCAATGCCTTGTGTTTTATGTAGAAAGATGATAGAACGATACGATATATGTTGGATGGCATATGATGGAGAGGAATGGGTACATAGTGTAAAAACCGCGGTGCTACCTCAATCTATTCCTACGAGAAAGCAGAAGGACGTTCTCGGTTTTGGAAAATACACCTAAGTTGTAAAGTAGTATTATTTTTTTGTAAGATGAACATATTTTTTCTTTCATTGAATCCTAAGGAAATCGCCAAACTATCATGTGATCAACACGTCGTTAAGATTCAACTTGAGATTTGTCAAATGTTATACACCGCTTGGTTTTTTTCTGGTCAAGAAGAATACGTCAGAGAACACGCCCCCTTGACGAAAGATGGAAGTAAACGTGGATACAAACCCGCACATAAGAAGCACCCCATGACCATGTGGATAGGTTCCAGTATCAAAAATTATATGTATGCTTGTGAAATCGGACTCGCTCTCAGTAATGAATACACAGAGCGGTACGGGAAAATTCACACGTGTGAACACCATTTGCGTTGGTTATACGAAAATCACCCATCTCATTTCGAAGAACGTAAAAGTGAGACTGCTTATTATTCTATGGAGGGTATTCCGGAATGTATGCCCGAGCAGTACAAGTCTCCAGATCTTGTATCAGCTTATAAAATGTATTACATAAACGACAAAGCCCCCTTTGCGAGATACAAGTGTGAAAGACCTAGTTTTATGTGTTAATCAAATCTTGAAATGTAATAATATCTTCTGTATCTATCAATTTTGAATATTCAAGTTCGTCATCGTCAAAGTAGAGGGGGTTTACTCCCGCTTCGCGAAAAACACGTTCCAAAGTGAACCCCATAGTGTCAAACTCTTTTAAGATAGATCTCAAAAGATCATCATCTAGATTTTCTAGACAAAACTGAAACTTACCCGCGGAAAACTCTAGTCTTTCCGTGTAATTACCTTTGACGAAAACATTTTCTTTTATAAATTCTTTTAGATACGATTCTTTCATAGATTTGATTCCGTAGTCATCTAATAGATATTTAAACCCGGACGAAACCTTTTTAATGAATCGTCGTTTTTTATTCGATAGAGGCATTGTTATAGTATTAGTTAAAATAATATCTCTAAGATGAATTATGAAGATAATTCGAAATATATGTCCACACCAAAAAAGACTTATTCAGTGTAGTGTGTGTAATGGGGGTGGTATATGTATACACGGTGATATAAGAAGTATATGTCGCAAGTGTGTATATTCTGAAAAGTGTGAACATGGGTATTCTAAAAAGGCTTGTAGTATATGTTCAAATAAATAATTTCTTTGAGTACTATAAGATGGATCGTAAAATTTTGATTCTGGGTATAACCTTGACGGTGGTTATACTTTTTTTAAGTTT